CGCCGTGAACTACAACGTTCTCCGCGTGATGAGTGGAATGGGAGGCCTTGCTTACAGTAATTAGAAACCTCCGCAGGTTTATCGTCTGGATTTTTTGCTAGAAGATTCATATAAAACATTCGTAAATATTAGATATTTAGGAATGCCCAGAAATACAAAACCAATGAAGGATCTTATTGTCCCCAAACCGACTCCTCCGGCAGTTCAGCCCCAGCAGAATCAGAAACCCACACTAGCATCATCTGTCATAGAAGGAATGGCATTTGGCGGCGGCAGTGGCCTTGCTCATGCTTTCATTGGCCGACTTTTCAGTAGGGGAAGTGAATCTAAAGCCGAAGATAAGAAAACTCAGTACACACATTGCTTGGAAATCACTAAGAATAATTATGAAGCCTGTGAACATTTACAAATGTAATGTAGATGGCTATATTCAATAATCCAACTACACCCCCAAAAATAAAAGCAGGATATGGAACTGCTAAGAAAGCACGCAATACTATAAAGCGCTTGCGTAAAGAAACACGCAAACAGCAGCGGCAAACTGCTAGAAGCATGTTTTTCAGAGCAAAGTACCACAAGTATCAAACGCCCGGAATGCGAAATGCCATGAAGATCTACGGTGATTTTTTGAAAATGAAAAATTGAGGCACTGGCTACACTAGAAAACAACCCAAGAAAAATGCCTCCCCGTCGTCGTAATCGTTATGAATTTGAGCACCCTGATGAAGATATGCCACTTCCAAGTGGCCTACCTCTTCCAGTAGTGAATGCGAATGTGTTCCATCCTGCGCCTACAATCCAGCACATTGATAATCAGAATAATCGTATGCTAGAAGAAGCACTAAAGGCCAGTCTTGAAGGATACGGCCTTGAAGAAGCCAAGGAGGACAGCCAGCAGACAGCAGGTGATGAACTATTTAATCAAGTGCTAGAGCAACTTCCCTATCTTAAACCCGCCGCCCGACAGACACTCCATCTCATTACTGGCTTAGATGATATCATCAGTCATGAGATTAGCCAGCCAAGCCCATCAAATGTAACAGAGATCCAGCGTATCCAGCAGAGTCTACAGAATGCTCTAGATACAGGCGAAGCCCCTCCAGCAGAAGACACTGATGCCGCCCTTTCCTTTATTACGGGATATGATATGGAAGATATCAAAGGAGCAGTGTATCCACGTGTGGAATCTGAGATTCTACGTCTGCTAGTGGAAGAAGCAGAAGCAGAAGCTGATGATGAAAATGAACAAATTCGTAAAGCACTAGAGGACTCTATTTTAGAGGAAGCCCTCCATAAAGCAAAGCAGGCGGCGGAAGCAAAGGAAGCCAAGGAAGCAGAATCCAAGGAAGCAGAAAAGACAGTAGGTGGTTATAATCCTCAAACTCCCGCGGAACGCCGCGCTGCGCGTCTAGCAGCTCTTGACCGGCTTGAAGCTGCTGCTAAGGCAAAGCCGAACTAAAGCAGCCAAAAATCCGTAGGGCACTGTAGAATTTTAGTATAATCAACTTGAATTGTATCCAACAAATTTATATCTTTACGCTTGAATACAGCCGATCCCCGCCCATCTTCAAACTTCCGCACTAAGTCATATTTGCTAGAAGCCGAGAGTTCAGCAAAAGCGCCTCTATTTTTACAAAGATTCACGTCCACTAAAACCCACATTTTTGGATTCATATCCTTAAGGGTTGAGAAATCACCCACGCTAGAAAAGTCGCCACCATCTAGCACAATTACGTCGTATTTTTCATTTAGAGACACAAAAGGCGCTTTCAACCACAAGTGATGTTCGCGGTCATACATCAAATCATAAATAGGTCTTATTGCGGCCGGGTTTGGAAACTCGGATAAATCCTCACGCAGAAGAAACTCAGTTTTATTAAGCCGTCCCCAGATAAATTGAGCGAATGAAGTACTGAGCCATTTACGATTGTTAATATATTGATATCGTGCCTTATGAATAGCCGGTTCATTAATATCCAGCGAATAAAGCCGAGCATTTTGCTCAGTTCGTTGTAGAATACCATTCATTAGAGCACGAGTTGTCCCCATACTTGTACCAGTTCCAACTTCTAAAAACACTTTAAATTCTGGATTGGCTCCTGCTAGAATTAGAAAAGTAAAAAGTTCATGATTTTCGGCAAAATCGCCCATTATACATTTTTATTTCTAATTTTTTAAGCAGTGCTCGTTTTGTCTTAAGAAATTCAATACTTTACAATCTAGAATGGAAGCTCTAACTTATCTAGCAGGTGGTCTTCTTGGAGATTTTATCAATCAACTTTCTGTTATCCAAGAAGTTTATAAAGCAACTGGACGCAAAGGAATTCTTTTTGTATCAAATCGGGGTGATGCTTTCCGGTTTGGCCTTGAACAACTTTATAAAGATACAAAAGATATTATAAACGCGCAGGAATATATTCACGAATATAAAATTCATACAGGAGAGGTTTATGATATAGATTTAACTAAATGGAGAGAATCACCCCTCCTTTATCAAAAATCATGGGCTGAAATCTTTCAATCCACTTATAATATCCCATGGGGAAAACATAAGTGGTTAACATATAAAATAGATCCTGCTTTTCAAGACAAAATTATAATCTGTTATTCACCACGTAGAGAAAATAAACAAATAAATTATAAGAAATTATTAGAACAATTTTCCAAAGATAAACTATTATTTGTTGCCACAAATATTGAGGAGTATGTTTTTTTTAGCGAATTATCGGGAACAAATTTACCCTTATATTTATGTCCTACACTTGAATCACTTGTAACTATAATTAATAGTTGTGAAGTTCTTATAGGAAATTTATCAGCCCCTCTCCAGTACGCCATAGCATTTCACAAACCATGCGTGGGAATCCTCATGCCAGGTCTTCAAGATAATATTCACATGGCTAATTTTCCAGAATATATGAATTATTATCAGCCAATTATCTAAAGATGAATCATATATTGAGGATTAGACTGTAGAAAGGTAATTACGAGAACAATAAAAAACACATAAATTAAGAATTCAACGTGACGATGTTTTCCTGCTAGAATCCTTATTACAATATCAGTAATTCCCCACACTGCTATCCACCAGATTTGAACGAGTGTAACAGCAAATAAGAATACATATAATTTAGTATCCATGCTTCCCCTTATTAAGGCTGGTTTTTTATTGCTGAAATCAAAAATTTGACACTGGAATTTGTGTATTTAATAAACATATTCCGGTTCAGATGTCTTCCCCTTCCCCTTCCAAGTTCTCAATGGTTATGATCCGTAATCTCAAGAACGTTGATGATACTCCTAGCAATGACGACCATCTTAGCATTACTCGTGATGGTCAGTATTTTAATGTCACTTATACTAACAAGCCGGAGGGTGTTAAGCAGGTGGTATCGCTAACGGCGAACGATGTGTACAAGTATCTTAAGAATACTCTTACGCTTCTGTCAAATGATGATGAGCCGTTCAGTCATATTCAGTTCAACTTTCCCGCAGTTCCGGCTGTAATGTATAAGACGAGTAATATTAATATGATTTATGATGTACTCTTGGATCAGTTTGATAGTATGATTGCGAACTGGCCTGTCAATGCTTAGCCCGTTGTTTCTTTCGTGTAACCCGATTTCTTTTTGTCCTTGGAGTAGGCTGCGCTTTTAAGGCCGCTAAACGAGCGGCTGCCATAGCAAAACGTGGATATGCTGCTAGCTCTTCCGCAGAAAGACCTGAACCAGCAGGAGCTTCTACTTGCGGCGGTACAATAGGACGCATTACAAAACTATCATCCGCATTAATTTCGTAAGGTCCCGTTCCATCACGAACATAAAAGAAAATATATGGGTTTGCTCTTAATTGCGCAGATGGCAGATTTGTGGGCAACTCAATTCGCTGACCCGAAGGAGGATTATCATCAATATGCCACCATTGTCCATCTCGTAAACAAAGGGCTGTATAATGACCCGCGTCAATTGTTTCTCCATGATGACATACAAGTCCATATAATCTGTAGATTGTAGACCCCGCATTTTTTGGCTGCCATCCAGCAGGTTGATAATTTGCAAAATCAAATATAGGAACAATAGGAATTATTTCTTGATGCTTACCTTCAAATCCAAATAATGCTGCTTTTAATATAAATGTATCTGGAATTACACGAAATTCTTTGGATTCAGCAGGGTCATTTATCCATTGATAAAATCCACCAGGAGATGATTCATCTCGTGAAATGGGTGGCGCAGCAACCTCAATTAATGTATCAACAGTTCTTACTTCACGAATTTCATTATTTAATCTACAATATCCATAAAGTGGTGCTAGCATAGAATGTCCTCTTGGCTCATCAAGTGTTTTTACACTTTTAATAGGAGCAGTTACTTGTCTAGCAATTATATTAAAAAGAGTAACGCGAAACGAATCCGCGTCACTTTGACTTAGTGGAAAAAATATGTCTCCTAAAGCATTACCTTTGGTGACTTCATACATACTTGTATAAAAGTTGGCTTGTTTAGCCATAAGAGCACGTCTCTGTACATGTGACTGAGGAAGAGGTAAACGCATTGCTTCAATCAATTCAAAAAAAGCATCAACTGTTTGTCCTTCTTTAACATCTACTGGATTTCCTTCATTAATTACTTTTAAAGGCCAATTTTCGCAGCCAACAAACCCAGGTAGATGGGCAATACACTGTAAAACAGAATTCATATAACATATAGTCGGCGGATCAGTATTTTGTAAAAGAGTCATGGGGCTAGCAGGTATTTCTCCTTCTCTTCTTAATAGAGTTTCTCGGATTAGTGCTCTAATATCTTCTCCTCTAGCAAATCTATCCTGTATTTCATCTAGAGATTGACGCTCGGCGCTGCCCCGTTTAGTTCTTTGTTCAAGTAATTTTTTCATATATTCTTTTTGTTTTTGCCATTCTATTTCTTCTTTGTGCTTTATTTTTGCGTCTGCTTGTATTTGATCTTTATCATACATCTTCCAAAGTCGTATTCTATCCCCCATCCCTACTTTACTTTAAGGATATTTCCTCCTTTTTATACACGCAATGGCACCGGCCAATTCTATAAACCTAAAGTAAACAACTTAAATACAGGTAGAGATGTCATACAAATTTTTCAAAAATATCTCTTCACTTATTGTCTGTACATCTGCGCTTGGTCTTTCATACTACGAGCAATATGAACTCGTTTATACACTCATTTTTACTTATGTTACAGCTGATCTTTTCTATTCAGACGATTTTGATATTTTACTCCACCATTTTATTGTTATTTGTTTTATAGGATCAATTATTACTGTACCGCCAGCAGACTATCTGCTAGAAGCTCGGACAATAATAAATGTAGAAATAAGTACTATATTTCTAGCCCTTAATAATTTAATAAGGGATAAACACATTTTAGTTCCCGCATCTGTTGGTAATGCTAATAAAATCCTTTTTGCGGTAACATTTACTAAATATCGTATTTGGGATTTTTACTGGATTTTAATTATGAGAAGGCCATTTTCAAGTGATATTACAATGATATCACTTTATAGTCTTTTTCTATTAAATTTGTATTGGTTCTGTCTGATCTGTAAGAAAGCACTTGGATCTAAACCGCGTATTTTGAACCCAGTTCATAAAGACCAGAAGACCGAGGAATTAGTCCCATACTTTTCAGGGACGAACGCTTCGTAAATCCGATTGGCTTGCCTTTCTGAAAATTTCGCTTGGCTTTCAGCGTTTTCGCAATATTCTTAAAAGGAGATTTACGCACTCGTTTAGCATTAATAGGAAAAGGTTTTGTGCTGGCCATTCTACTTTATGTCTTCATTTCTTGAATTATAAATTCAGGGAATGAATATTGAAAAAACCGACTAAACTGTTTAGTTGGGGATCGTAACGCGGGCGAACTTGACAGCGCGGACAGCGTTGGCAGAGTCATTCACGCCGAGAGAGATGTAGAACACACCATACTGCGGGGACGCAGCCGCCGTGGCGATAACACCATCGTTGGTGGTGGTGACAGCCGCCTGCGTGACACGCTGAACCTTGCGGAGAGTACGGATGGAGTAGCTGCCACCACCCGTGGCTACAGGGAGACGCACCGTCTTGCCCATGTCACGGAGCAAGACGAGGCCGACAGTGAGACCGTCGCCATCACCGATGGTGATGCCAGTTCCGGCTTCATTGTAGAAGTCGCTTGTAGTACCACTGGCACTAACAACAGTGGTGGTATTTACAAAGTAGTGGGCGCCGCGCTCCGTATTAGCAGTTGTACGCAGGACTGACATTTATATTCTGGGTTTAGAAAATAATTTACTCCCCCCTGTAATTTAGGATGGCATCAGAAGAACGCGCTGGAATTATTCTGTTTGATGCTACCCGGTCCAGAATTCTTCTAGTTCAGAGCCGCTTCACTCGAAAATGGGGATTCACAAAAGGCC